GGATTATTTGGTGGACTTTTTGAAGAACCTTCAGATAATAAAAATACTAATGTAGAAGGAAATATTAGCACTACCTCTGATGGTAGCATTAAAGGAAATCCATCGTCAAAAGTAGGAGATTTTTCAACTGGAAATATAGGAGGAAATTTTGACATTTCTTCTATTGGTAAATCAAGTTCATTATTAGATGTAGTTTCAAATGTTAAAGACATAGCAAATTTACAAGGAATGAAATCAGGAGAGAGATTACCATCATTACAAGCACAAAATACAAGTAATTTAGGTGAGTTAGGAGTAACTACATTTAATGGTGGATCTTCCGTAACACCAATATCTTCTGGTGGAGGTGGTGGAAATTCTGGAGGTTCTTCTGCACCTATATTATCTTCTTCTGGTGGAGGTGGATCTTCCAAAAATGGTGATAGAAGAGCAGGATCAAGTTCTACTGCTATGGGTATTAATATTGGAGTAAGAAATGAAGAAAGTGTATTCCAAAAAGCTCAATATGGAATTGTAAGAATAGTATAAAAAAAGGGGGCTAATGCCCCCTTTATAGTTTTTAATCTTCTTCAATAAGATTTCTAAAGTAATTCAGATCATCATCTTCTTCATCTACAAAAGATGATTCAACCTCAGACAAAGTAGGTTTAACTGGTTTTGATTCAGAACGCAATTGCTCTACAGTTGTTGGTTTATATCCAACTGAACTATTACGAAGAACACGATCCAATCTTTTCTTTAGTTCATCATAAGATTTAAAATTCTTTGGATCTATAACTTCTAAAAGAGAATGTTGTGATTTCCAGATTGCTTCAAGTTTACTATCATCTTCAAACAAAGGGCTTGGTGATTCAAATTCTGAAAGATCATAATTCTGATAATTATCTATCTTTCTAATCTTTAGTTTAAAGTTGGCTCCTTCTTCCCAAAGGTTAAATGGATCAATCTTAGTTTCATCTTCAAACTGTGGTTGCATAGATCCGATAATTTTATCAAAGATCTTTTTACCAAACTTGAAAAGTTTAACTTTACCTTCATTTTCTGGATTTTTAGAATCCTTTATAATATATACATTTGCTACAAAATGTAATCTTCTCTTCTGCTTCCTTGCTTGTTCTTTATCAGATTCAAGTCCAGTTCTCCATAAATGAGAATTATATTCTGAAAGAGGATCAGCTTGTCCTATACTAGTAAGAGAGTTTTCAATATACCAACCACCTGGTCCTTGGAATCCATGATCGTAATATTTAACGAAAGGAGCACCTCCTGGTGTCTTAGAATTTCCATTCTCATCCGAATCCTGTGGGCTTATTGGAAGGAATCTAATAATAGCATATCCATTACCAGCCTTATCAAGCTCGCATTTCCAATAATTTTTATCTTTATCTTCAGAACCATATGTTGTAGATGAATTCATCGACTCAACAGCTTTAGTTAGATTATCATAATTATTACTGGAATTTCTTTTCAAATTTAAAAATGATGACATATATATTTCCTCGTGTATACAATGTGTTAACAACTAGTCCACTAAATTACATAATATAAATTTTTAGGTATTCATCCTTAAACAATTAACCAAGATTTCCTTTATCTTGGATTTATCATATCTAATAAAGGGATAATATTTTTTAGATTTAAATGATATAGGTTTCCATATCAAATTATCTTTAAACTTACTATCCCAATTATTAGAAAGTCTTAAATGATGATTTAAGACTACAAATGACTCAAACATTATCTCATATTGCAATGTCTTTGTCAATAACTTTGGATAATCTCCTTTGAAAATATCTTCAAAGGTATAATTATCAATTAAATTAACAAGATCTTCCTTGAATCTAAACGTAAAAGCTTGATTACGTTTTTTCCATTCTATAAAAACATCTTCTGCTTCTTTATTAATTAATTGATAAATGCTAATTTTTGGATTTTCCAAAAAATTAGATACATAAAAATCCATTAATTCAGAATCATATTTTTTTCCTAGTTTTTCAAAATGATTGAATTGTGTTTTAGACAATACTTTAGGTCTGTAAATACTACCATTTCTTTGGAAAAAATCATATTTTTCACAATTAAAATGAACTTTTATAGCACTATAAAATCTATATGATTCATTAACATTCATTATATTGGAAGGACTGGGTATTTTTGAATTAATCTATTTTGCATAGCTTCAAATTCAATTTTTTGTCTTATTGCTGGAGTAATAAGTTTAGCAGCAATTTCAACTTCAATTCCTGATTCTTCACAAAAATGAACTATAGCATCTATATATTCTAGCTTATCATCTTGAACTATCTTATTTATCCTATCAGAAAACTTTTCCATGTCAGACAAAGACACTTTCATTAATATTACCTCTAATTTAAATAGTTTATTTAACTCTCATTTTAAAATAGTTAAAGAAACTTTTCCTGTTCCTCTAATACCAACGGCATTAGCTGCTGCTTTAGACAAATCAATCACTCGACCTCTGATAAATGGTCCTCTATCATTAATTGTTACTATTATAGATCTTTTATTTACTAGATTAGTCACTCTAACAGAAGTTCCGAATTTCAAGTTTTTGTGTGCTGCTGTATATGAATTAGTATTAAATCTTTCACCAGAAGCAGTTTTTCTTCCGTTAAGTCCATATCCATACCAACTAGCTATTCCGACTTGATGTACAACCTCTTTCGACATTGTGACACTTGACATAAAAAGAGTCAAGCATAAAATGAATAATTTCATCTTCTTTTTTCTCCTATAACGATTGAATTACAATAATTCAATTTTCTATTTGATGATTTAAGATTACTTTACTTTTAAAGTTATCTTGTTATTGCCCCATTTTTTGGGGCAATATATTATTTATACGAAAATAATTGCCACCCTAAAGTCCATATTCGACTAGCAAAATTATGGATTGCATTATCTTCAATAGAATCTTTAAAATTAGAATATACTATTTCATTAGGCAGAAGACTAAAAAAATTATCCAACTGACTCTTCGTCAATCTGATTCTATATTGATAGTCTGTTCCACCTCCTTCTTCAATTTCAAAATTTGGAAAATAAAAAGACAAATGTTCTTTGACTCTAGATCTAACCACATAACTTCCTTCCTTGTTAACAATAGAAAGAAATCCTTTATTCAAAACTAACCACATACACATTCTCCATAACAAAAATACAGTATATCAACCTATGATCTATTTGTCAACTGTTGATTGGAAATGATCTAGGAAATTATTTCTTCTCTCATGAAAAGTTCTGTGTAGATCTTCCCAATTATGAAGTCCAGAATTTTTAAAAGCATCATAAACTTTTCCTTGATCAATATTTCGTACAGCTTCTATTCCGTGATGCAAAGCTTCTGGAGTCATCGAAAACGCAGTATTAAATACATGAGCAGATTCATGATTAACATTAGGATCTCGTAAAGATCTGATCTCTGATATATCAGAAGTGTAAGGTTTATGTCCACCTCTTGCTCTAAACTCGAAAGAACCACCAGGATCTATTCCATGAAGAACTCCTTTTCTATCCGATGATATATTACCTTGACCATAATCAAGACCTGTTCCAACACCATCCCAATTTTTTGTTAAAACTGAATGTGCAAATATCTTCCCTATAGTATGATGTTGATCTGGAGTCATATCTTTAACATCATTTAATTTTATTGGAGTCAATCCTTCTTTCCATTTAGTGGAAACACCTTCTTTTCCTTCTATATTAGCTATTTCTGGATTTAATGTTTTAATACCCATCAAATCCTGAAGTTTTCCAGATAAAACTTCTGATTTTGCTTGATCTGAATGTTCTGGAAATTTAATATAATGTTTTTTACCTGTTTCATTATGTTGATATATCCCTCCTGGATTTGAACCTAATGCTCCAGATGTCTTTATAAATTCTTCTGATATAAATTCTTTGAATGTTTTCATAGTTTTTCTACTATCTCTTTATCTAGTGGTGAGTTTAAATGATCTTTTAATTTTTCTTTTGGAACTAAATGAACTGCCTGAGATTCCCATCCCATTTCTGATGGGGTTCCTCCTACTCTTTTAGCATGATAATACCTAGTCAAACTAGTAGATCTATTAGAATCATATGCATGTCCTAATAATTCTATTTTTAGACCTGTTTCCTCGTGTGCTTCTTTTATAGCATTTGCTCTATGATTCAACCCTGAATCTAATTTACCTTTAGGTCCAATAGTTGTATCATATCCACCAAATCCATTTGTTGGGGATAATGTCCACACTCTACCATCTTTTTCATGTATTATTGCTCCAGTTGCAATTCTTTTATTATTTGTATTAATTAAAGGAGGTTCTTCAAAATCACCTTGTCCTTCGACAGAATTCCATTCTTCTTTATTTTTTGGAGAATTTTTCCAAGATTCAAATTTAACTCCATTTAATTCTTGTGGGAGTTCTCCTTTTGGAACTACTGTTGCGTGTTTGGTTGAATCATGCCAATGTTCTATTGGAGATGGATTTGATGGATTTTCAATATAAACAGATTCTCCATGTTCTCCTAATTTAGGATGAACAATTGATTCTTTTATGAATTTCTTGAATGATAACATTTAACTTTACCTATTAAAATTTTAATATAACTATTTATATCTTTTATAAAAATTTGAGGGTTATCATCTTCAACAGCTATTATTATAATTATTTGATTTATTTTTATCCCAGTTAATTCATAATAAGCCATAGCATAAAATGTTGCTTGTAGAAAATAATCTTGTATATCTTCTTCAGTCTTTAATCTAGTTGATGTTTTATAGTCTATTATTGATAATACTCCATCATATTCAGCAATAGCATCACATCTTCCAGCAACTTTTAACCTATCAGAATATAAAGCACATTCTAAATAATGTATATTATTAATATTATCTAAAAATGGTTTAATTGAAATAAAACAATCTAATGCTATTGTATTAGCAAAATCAGAATAATCAATAGCTTTATTATTCAAATATTGTTCACATAAAGAATGTGTTTTGGTTCCTCTAGAAGAAGCTCTAGTGGAAATTCTAGTAGCTTCTTCCTCCCCAACTTTTTTTCTCCAATCAAAAAGCC